TACGAGGGCCGGGAACTTGGATGGTAACTTCACCACTAATTGGTTCTATTCTTGAAACTTCAAGTAAGCTTCATGGTGGAATTGATATGGCTGATCGTCCTACCAATATGGGTCCTAATGCAATTGAATATAAGGGTAAATTTGCTAACAAGTATGACCTTTATATTGACCCGCTATACCCAGAAGATGAAATTATGATGGGATATCGTGGTTCTAGTCCAATGGATCAAGGATATGTTTATTGCCCATATATTCCATTGCAAGCACTACCAACGGTTACTGATCCGTTAACCTTCCAACCAAGAAAGGGTATCCTTACTCGATATGGCAAGGTTTCAATAACTCCAGAGTCTAGATTCTTCCGAATTATAAGAATTATAGGCCCGATTAGTAACTATCTATTCGTACCGTACGGGCGTGACACGAATTCCGGGCCACAGCGTACCTAGTATCTAACTGATTAGTTACTAACAACTTAGGTCAGAGGACCGTCATAGAGGAAAAGCCAGGATCAACCCTGGCTTTTTCTTTCTACTATATGAGTATAATATCATAAGGAGTTATAATATGGTTTGGACTCGTAATCGTAAATGTAGAATGTTGGTCTGTAAAGATTGTGGTAAGGAATTTAAATCCGTTATTAAAATAAATGGGGTACGTAAAAAACTTCATACAAGATTAAATTGTTTAGAGTGTCTTCCTTATGGCAGAATTAAACCAAATTTAATTTTTAATTTTAAAGAATGTAATTATTGTCATAGAACCTTTGATTTATCTTATTTTTACAAAAATAATAAGTTTAAACATGGATATTCTTCTGCCTGTAGAAAATGTGCAGTTAAAAATAATTTACAAAATAGAGGTAAATTTAAATTAAAATGCTTAGAATATAAAGGAGGAAAATGTATTAAGTGTGGTTATAATAAGTGCCCAGAAGCTATGGACTTTCATCACAGAAATCCAGAGGAAAAAAGTTTTTCTATATTTGAAGTTAGAACAAGAGTATTTGATGATAAAATTAAGTTTGAATTAGATAAATGTGACCTATTATGTGCTAATTGCCACAGGGAAACTCATAGAGAAGAGAAAATAATAGAGTTAAATAACCTAGAAAATGAGTATATAAATAAGAGTCAGAATGTTTAAATTTAAATGCAATAGTAGAAGTAAGTTATTAATTTATGTGGATGATGAAATTAAAGAGATTTATCCTAATCAAATAGTGGAATTTCATCAATTTATTAATCATCCATATCTAATAGAAATTAAAAAAGAGGAAAACAATGAAGGAAATTTTGAGTATCCTAAACGAAGCGATGTTAGCCGAAAGAAAAAAGAAGTCCAAGAAGAATAAGTTTGGAAAATATTATAAAGATAAAACTAATAATGATGACAAAGAAGAAGGATCAGATATAGAAACCAAAAATACTAAACATGCAGAGGATGAAGACGAGTAATTAAAATATGCCATTAAAACCTCAAATTGCTAATTATGGGGATTCCTTTTCTAAACCTCATGGTGATAGACTTTACCAAAGAGAAACTTTGGGAGAGATTATTAGTTCTGGTTTAAACAGAAATGATTATATTGATAATGTAACATTCTCCAAATTTGAAAAGAATACTAAAGCCTATATTTTAGGTTCCTTAGGTGCTCCAACTATAAGAGTAGAACTAACAGATTTGCAAATTAAAATTGCGATAGATGAATCAATAAGTAAACTTTACTTCCATCTACCTAATTCTACTACTCAAATGGCAGTTTTTATGGCGTCAGCAGGAGAAAACGTATATGAACTTCCTCAATATATTCTAGATAACTTAACTTATGTAGTTTATAAGAGAAGTTTATTATCTGCTCAGGCATCTTATGGTACCTTAGAGTTTGACGTATTTTTAAGATACTTTACAGAGAATTTTATATTCTCGGACTTTCAAGTAGGTGAATATCTTTTAATGCAGATGCATTTAGAGATGATTCGTAAGGTTCTAGGAAATGATGGTTCTTGGGATGTAATTAATAATAAGTGGTTACAGATTTACCCAGTTCCAGTTATAACTCCAGATCCAGTAATAGTTCAATATAGAGGATTAGACTCTGATACTTTACATCCTTATATTAGAAACTGGTTACACAGATATGCATTAGCTAAAGCTAAAACAATATTAGGAGCAGTAAGAGGAAAATATAAAGTACTTCCTGGTCCTGGTGGTGGGGCTACTCTTGATGGTGATATCCTACGTCAAGAGGGCAAAGAAGAAATGCAGATGTTAGAACAACAACTTATGGATGAGATTGAAGAGTTCGCTCCATTCTCAACTTTTTAATATGAAATTATTATTAGAATTATTACAGGAGTCTGAGTGGTCTGGGGCTACTAGAGCTTATCATAAATTATCAAAACAAAATGCTAGTGGTCATTATAGAGCAGCGGCTATGAAAGATTTGGGTAATCATAAGGCTGCTGCTAATATTGATAAAAAAAGAGATAAGATTAGTAGAAAAATGTATAGAGCTTATGATGCTATTCCACAAAATCCAGAAAATACAAAACGAAGAAATAAGAGAAAATTTACTAGTACAGATGTGGTTAGTGGAATATTAAAAAATCATAAACGAATAGAAAAGTACAAAGAAATATTTAAAAATCATTAATGGATAATGTAGCTCTTGATGCGAATAAATTTATAGATTATCTTAATAACCAACCTACTCATACTTGGTCAGGAGAAGCTCGTGGTTATAAAAAATGTATTCAAGAGTATAAAAAGTTAAGTAAAGAAATAAAAGCAAAGTTATTAGAACACGGAGTATATGAGAAAAGTCTTGGACCAAAACATAAAGTAACTAAAATTGCTAAAACTGAATTAGATGCTATGCAAAAAATTCAACAAAAGAAAATGAAAGTTATATTAAGATTGGGAAAGTTATTAGAGAAGAAATAAATGTCCAAAGAGAACTTTAAAGTATCTACTCCAGTAATCTATACTCCAGAGTCGGGAGAAAGTGGTCTATTAAATCTATATGATCAATCTAACCCAGATATTAATCTATTTAATATGATTGATGATGAGGCTATTAAATTAACTGGATCCCCAATACTTTATTTTAAGTACCTAGGTAATGAAACTTCTTTTGATAAGATTTACTTAGAAGATAGAAATAAAATAATAGCTAAAGAAGGTATTCTAGTCGTAGGCCACTTTGACCCTAAGATTATAGAAGAAAATTTATCTGAGTTTGGTATTGAATTAACTAATGATCAAGTATTTACTTTTAATAAATCTTATCTAGAGTACAGATTAGAACGATCAGTTAAGGTTGGTGATGTAATTCAACCTAAATTTCAAAATATTAAATATGAGATATTTGAAGTTCAGGAAGATAGTTTTGAGGCTTATGGAGTTTATCATTTAATTTGTTCTGCTAGAATCCTAAGAGACAATGCTGAGGTGCTTGATATTACTAGAACAGAAACTAATGATCTTGAAGGATATGGTAGATAATGCCTAATTTAATTAATTTAACAGAATTATCTACTTCATCGTTTGACAATAATGATGATATTATTGCTCACTCTACAGTAGCAAGAAGTCAAGCGTATTATCCTTTTGAATTAATGAGACAATTCATTAATGAAGCAGGAAAAGATAAAACAGGTATAAGCCAACTTTATAAAGAAACTCTTAAATCTTTAAAAAATAATTTTAATCAATTTCAATTTTTAGGAAAAGATGATCAAAGAATTCCTATTAAGTGTGTATATGCTAATCCAGAGCGTGCAGTAGCAAGTTTAATGAAGGAAGAGAATTTAGTTCTTCCTTTCCTTTCTATTAGTCAAGTTGGGGACGAAAACGACGATACTAGAAGACGATTTAATCCTATGGTCTATGCTCAGACCATTAGGGATACTGGTATAGCAAAAAATGAACGTATAATTTCTTTAGTATCCAGACCAGTAAAGATAATTTATCTTCTTAATGTTTGGGTTAAGTATACTGAAGACCTCGATCAAATTAAGGAGCAAGTATTTTCTTTATTCAATCCGGCCCTAACTGTAGTTACTAAATTCAGTAATAAGACCCTAGCCTTTATTAACGAGTTTGGAGATAATTCATCTTATATTGTTGGAGATAGAGAAGATAGGGTAATAAGAAAACAATTTGAGATTCAGGTACAAGCTTATCTCCCAACTAAAAAATATCTTTATACTTCTACTGGTGACATTCAAGAGATAAATTTAGAAGTTGATATGTTTAATGGTGGTGACACCATCTTTAGTTCAGTAGCATTTACTGGATCTGGTGGGGGAGCTGGATCTGGAAGTAGTGGACCTCCTGGTGATTGTAATGCTGGATTCTCAGGAACTTTTACTTTTACTTCTTCTATAACAGGAACCGCTTATGGAGAAACAGCTTTTTTCTCTGTTCCTTCTTGCTATAACACTGGAGAAACTACTGCTCCATTATTAGTAGTATTTCATGCTTGGAATGAAGATGCTTATAGCGGAACTAATAATGCACTACATAATACTCAATTCTATCAACAAACAGTAGATAGAGGTTGGTATTTATTAATTCCAACTGGGCAGGTTGGACCTATAATTCCTAATGTTACGCAGATAAGAAACAGAGGAAACGTAGCTTCTTTTGAAAATACCAGAAGATCAATTAGATATATGTTAGATACATATCCTAATATTGATAGAAGAAGAATACTTGGAGTTAGCTTTTCACATTCTGGTAATGCGGGTCAATACGCAGCTAGATATTTAGATCCTGTTGATGGATTATTCGCTGGAATTATAATTCATACTGGAGGAACTTCCGCTAGATTTACTCAGTATGAAGATAATAATGCTACCACAGAGTCTAGATTTTTATTAGCGGGCAGAGCTAATCCTGATTATTTCCCTTTCCAAGGTCAGTTTTGGTCTGAAGTTTCTGCACTTCAACCAGAGCAAAGACCATTTGAATATGAGCAAGGATCTTTAATTACTATTGATCAAAATACTTCTGCGGTTGCTTATGCAAGTGGAACATTGGCTAATAATTTAAAGCATATAACTACTATGTGTTTTGTTACTTCTAATGAACCAGTAGCTTATTTGGCTTCTTCTACTAGAATTTTATATAACTATTTAACTTCTACTTTAGGATATAGTGGTAAGACTTTAGTAGTATCCGCAGGACCAGGAAATCATGCTTGGAGTGCAATGGATCCTACATTTGCCTGTAATTTCTTGGCTTCTTGTACTTTAACTTATCCATCTTCTTGTAATATGTGGGTAGATAGGGATGGGAGATTCTTACAGTTTGGCATAGTTCAAGATTTCTCTGGGTGGAGTAATTATACTTATAATATTGCTTCTGCTATTAATACTATTTCTATTGTTAGTGCTTTTAATATAGATACTTTATTACTTTATACTAATTTTGCTGGGCTATCTACTGGATCAACTTTAAATTTAACTTCTGAAGTTAAAACTATGTTGACTGATTTTAATGCCTGTCCAAGTCAAATATTTAGGGATGGTAGGGAAGTTTATCAGCCAGCGGCTTTTACTTTTGATGATTTAAATAAATTATTAACTTTATTCCCTGAGCAGGGTCCTCCTAGTTGTGGGTCTACTATTGATTGTCTTCCATTTACTGATACTAATGGAGGTAATTTTTGTATTCCTGAGACTATAGTTCCTGGATTTGGTGGGGCTGGTGGAGTTCCCTCATTAAAATCAAATACTTGGGTAATAGTGCCATAAATACGAAATATTTCTTAAATTATGCTTATAGGTGTTATAAATATAAATAGATAATTTTATGGTCTTAAAAGAAATTAAAAACGACTGTTTGCAAGGATTAGAGTTATATTTTAAAACAGAAAAAGGTATAAATAGAATTTATTTAAACCCTAAAGAATCCATAACAGTCCCAGACTACTATCTAACAGATATAATTTTTAATTTGTTTAGACGAAGAATGATTAAAATAGCGAACGCATAAAGAGGTAATTAATGGCTACACCGATTATAGTTTCCCCCGGAGTCTACTCAGTCGAAGTAGATAATTCTCAGTTTGCACCCTCTATTGATTCTTCAATAGTAGGGCTTGTTGGATTTGCTAATAAGGGTCCAACTAATAAAGCTACTTTAATTACCAGTCCACAAAGAATGGTAGACCTATTTGGTGAACCAGACTCTAGTTTACCTGATCAAGCTTTACTCGGTGCAATAGAGATTTTTGAAACTACTAATTCTATTTATTTTGTAAGAGCCGCTGTTGCTGCTAGTGCCATAAGTGCTTCCTCAGTACTTCAAGTTGGTGCTTCTCCTCACATGCAATTTAATGCTAGTGGTTTTGGAGTAACTCAGAATCTTTATTTATCTATACAAGTTACTGATAATGCTGGAGTTAATAAGTTTATAACTCCTAAACAATTCTCTATCCCTTCTGGGACTGACACTACACAAGTAAATGCGTTAGTGAAAATTATAGGAACCGGAGCATTAGCAACCGCATTTGTTGGGGTTTATCCTCAATCCGTTGTTGATACTACAAATGGTATTTTGGTTGGTGCATTTGCAGGATCTTCAACTACTTTAACAGCCTCAGCTTATTCTGATCCTGGATTTACTATTGGACTAAATGCATTTAAATTATTTAATCCAGACAGTACTGTTAATAATACTATTTATTCTAGCGTAGCTGCTTCTGGCGTATCTTACAATTTCTCTGATCCGACGTCTTCTTTCTCTTATAAAGTTTTTAGTTTATATCCTGGTAATGGATATAATCTAGGAGTTAATTCTGATGGAACTACAAGTGGAAATTCCGTTGATGTAAGAGGCCAAAATGGAAATTATAATATTGTTCAAGTTAACCAAAATGGTTCATTAAGGGAACAATTTAAAGTAAGATTAGCTGGATCTGGTACGTTTATCGAAAAAGCTATTAGTAATAGTCCTAATGGAACTTTAACTTCAGAAATAATTTATGGTTATTTAGCTCAAGGAAATACCGATCTAAACGCTACTGCCCCAGTAACATTTGCAGAAACATTTAATTCTTTTGGTGGTGGTAATAATATTCTTGGTATTGGATTAGGAGTTGGTTCTGCTTCTTCCACTACAATTGAAACTAAGATAGTAAGTAGATTCTTAAAACTTGTAGAAGGAACTTATGGACTTGCTAATGGTAGAAGTGGAATTGGTAATTCAAATGAAAATATAGCAGCTTTAATAGGTGATGTTTCTGTTACGCCTAAGACTGGAATGCAAGCATTATCTGACGATGTTCTCGGTATAGATATAGCCGCTATTCCTGGAGTTACTGATCAAAATGTACAAAACGCTTTAATTACTCTAGCAGAGAGCACACAAAACTTTATTGCAGCTATGGCTCCTCCATACGCAGTAGGTGGAGTACAACAAGCAGTAGACTGGAGTAATGGTATAAGTACTGCTAGAAGTACTGCAATTAATAGTTCTTGGGTAGCAGTTTATTGGCCTTGGGTTAAAGTATTCAGTAAGTATGATGGCATTGATAGATGGTATGATCCTTCAATCTTTGCTGTTAGAACTATGACTTATACAGACGCAGTAGCAGAAACTTGGTTTGCTCCCGCAGGAGAGAATAGAGGAAGATTAACTAAGCCAACTGATGTAGAAATGAATCTTAATCAGGGGGATAGAAACTCTCTATATGGTGCAGGAAATATTATTAATCCTGTAGTTAACTTCCCCCAAGATGGATTAATGATCTTTGGACAACGCACAGGTCAAAGATTAGCAACTGCTTTAGATAGAATTAATATTAGACGATTAATGATTTTCCTTAGAAAGTCAGTATTAGTAGCTGGTAGATCATTTGTTTTTGAGCCTAATGATCCTTTTACTTGGGCTGCTATTAAGGGTGTTATAGATCCGTTGTTAGATGATATTAGAAGACGAAGAGGTATAACCCAATATAGAACTATTTGTGATGAAACCACAAATACTCCACAAAGAATTGCTAATAATCAGTTATGGTGTAAGATTCTTATTAGACCAACATTAACTGCTGAGGCAATAGTTTTCGAGTTAAACTTAACTAGTCAATCCGCTCAGTTTTAATTAGGATAAAATTTTATGGCAAAAATAGATTATTACGCTACAGCTAAAGAGAGAGATTTACAACACGGACATATTCCTGATTTGTCTCATGATCTTGAGTCTATTCGTAGATTTCAATGGGAATTAGTCTTTAATTGCCCAACAGGTGAAGGACCAATCCCAAACGGATTAACTCTAGCTGCAAAACAAGTATCTCCTATTGGACATGCAATGGAAAGAATAACTTCTGAAAGAGTTAATGATAAATTCTATTATGCTGGTAAAGTTAATACTGAGCCAATAACAGTAACTTTTGATAACTTGGTTTTAGGTGATACTGCTTCGGTTCTTTATGAATGGTTTGCATCTATCTATGATCCAAGAACTGGAATCCTAACAGATAATTTTAAACAAGGAATTGGAAACTTTAAAGTTAATTGTCAATTATTCCAATTATCTAATGAACGCAAGCCTATTAAACATACTCATCTTTATGCTGTATTTCCCAATTCGTGGAAAGAGGGAGAATTTAACTACGCAACTAATGAATTTCATACTATTGAAATGACTTTTAGTTACGACTTCGCAGTTCAAGAAAGTAATCCAAATGGCTAAGACTTTAGTTGAGTTTGTTGGGGAAAAACCAATATTCTCATATAAGAAACGAGAATGGCTTAGTGATGATGGAGCATCTAATATCTCTGGTCATATTAGAGTTAGACCACATGACTTAGATGCTTGTATAAAAATATCAAACGAATACGGAGATCCTTTAAGAATAGATTTAAATATTTTTGGTGAAGATTGTTGTGAAGAAAAAGTTAAAAAATTAAAAGTTATAGTAGATTTTCTAAAGTCATTTGAATCTAAGTATAATAAAGCGTGCAAAGAGTATGAAGCAGAAGTCAGTAGGGCAAAAGAGTCAAATCCAGACAATGCTCTAACTGGTGCTAAATATTAAAGTGTGGAATCTTACTTTACAGACCTGTTAGCTAGTTATGAACTTATTAATAAGCGTAAGTTCAAATTAACTATTGTAGAGAATGATGAACAAAACGCTAAGATAGATACAGAAGTAGAGCGTCTTCAAGGTACAGTAGCTAAAATTCCTTCCTGGGCTACTACAACTAAACCTACAGTAGCCTTATTAACTCCATATTCTATTGAGGGACAAGATTTCCCAATCTATGTTCAAACTCAATCAGGAGAACGTCCAACTATATTAACTGCCAAATCTGGTCAAGTTAATATGGAAAAATGGAGATGGTTGGCTAAATTAAGAGTTGGAAGTGCAGGTACAGAGGAACCTGAAAAAGAGTCAAATTTAGCACTTGCTCCAAAAGCAGTTCCTATGGATATAATGACTCCAATGGGAGGTTTACCAGAAGATGCAATGTTAGAACAGAACACTCTTTATAATCTTCAACAAATAGGAAATAAGTTAGAAAAATTAAGAGTTGATGGTTTCTTTGAACAAACCTTATCTCCTAAAACAGGAATGCCCCTTGATTGGTTATCAGTTCCAGGAAACTTACTTAATATGAGAGTTTTAAACCCTGGAACTCAGGGTCTTTATGGTAAACTTAATGGAGAAGTTAATTATGCTATAAGTGAACTAGGATATGAAAGACGAGTTTTAGATCCTACTACCAGGAATGCTTTCACAGAAAACTTATTTAAAGCAGTAACTTTAATTGAAGAATCTGTTAGACACAACACTTTTAAAGAGGGCGATTTACAAGAATTAGCTAAAACTTTAATTATAGACAGGAATGGTCTTTGGGTTAGAGGTAAGGGTCTCCCAGACTATGGTGTTGGGACTGGTGGGATACATAAAAAGAAGGAAGAAATTTTAAGTGATCCTTTTGTTAATTTAGTTTTATCTTTTAATAAAAGAGTATCCCATTGGAAAAAAGAGAAAGATATTCCTGACTTTGAAAAGGATGCTATATCTTATCGTGACTCAGTTAGATTTACCTCTAGAGAGAAGATGGGGGAGTCGGACATTGTATGGATTAATTACCTGGGAAAATCCTTCGAGTTATACCCTATGGTCGTCGCAGCTGTAGCAAGAGGGGACAAAGCCCTAGCTCTTGCTACACTCACTAAAATATCCCTAGATGTGGGCAATAGAATAGATAAATTTAATGAGTACGTAGCTAAGATAGGAATAAACGAAGTACTTTATAGTGAAGATTCTGTAGAAGCAGATAAATTATCTGCATTCCTTTATAATGACTTATTAAAAATAGAGAAAGATAGTAATTTTATGGCTTTAGAAGCCAGCAAACAAGTATTAATCTCTAGTCTTAATAGTTTATTTGGTCAATCAGCTACTAAGTCTTTTGCTTCCAGACAACCAGATGCTATCTTACACGTTGGTAATATATCTGAAAAAGGTAAGAAAGCTGATATTTTGGAGGTCTATAAAGAGTCAAATAAAGGGAAAGCGTTAGCAGCAGCTAAAACCTTTGGATTAAAAGAAACTGATCTTATGTCCTTTACAGCAGGAGACTTACAATCAAATTCTGGTAACTTAATGCAACAAGGAATAGGAGCTGGAGAAATAGTTCATGCACTTCCTATTAATTTTAAAGTAAGTTGGTCAAAGGAAAGTGGAACTCAGATTGGTAAATTAATGCTAAAGGAAGTATTTGGCTTTGTACCAACTGCATTTTCAGATGATAATCTTAATTTCGTTACTGAAAAGCAACCTTCACCATTAAAAGCATATTATGGAGCAATTAATAAACAATTAACTCATCTTGATGATTTGTTTAATGAAGAAGTAATAGGAAGAAAAGATATTGATCCTATTGAACAAACATTAAAAATAGTCAGTGATCTATTAGCTGCTGGGGATTTTCAGTCTCAATTATATAAAAAGGATATTGATGACTCTATTAAAAGAGTCAAAATGGAAGAATATCCAACTTTAGAGAAAATTAAAGTTTCAATTCAGAATAGAGTTGCAAGAGGGGTTTTATTAAGAGATATTAAAGATCCTAATAAAACTAGATTAGCTAGACAAGCTTTAGGAATGTTAATATTAGAAACTGGTAACTCTATTAATAACGTAGGTTTAGAAATAAGAAATCTTAAGAGTAACAAGAT